TCTGACATTTCTTTTTCCTTATCAGCTTGCGCCTTTAATTCTTTTTCTTTGTCAGCCATAGTTTCTTTCATCTTTTCAATCTCAGCTTTGATCATGTCAGATTTCTTATGGTCTTCCGCTTCTTTCATTTCTTTTTCTTTGTCATTTACTTGAGCGTTCATTTTTTTAATGTCAGCTTGTGCTTTCATCATCTTTTCTTTTTCTTTCTCGTCAGCTTCTTTAACTTCTTCCTTGTCATTAGTTTCAGACTTAGGTTTCATGTCGTAATTAGCTTTAAGAGATTGCATAGGCTCAGCAGGTTTTGCACTTTTTTGTTGTGGGTCACCAGTAATGTGGTTTACCCCTTGTGCGAAATCAATTTTGCCATCAGTTGGGCTTGTGACAGCCTTAGTGATAACATTCTGAATAGTTGCCCCTAAAGTTTTAGGTGCTTCTGCTGGAGCGGCATTTTTTTTCGGCGCCATAGCGTCAGTTTTACCGTTTTCCATTTTAGTTTTCCTCTTCTTTTTATATTAAAATTGCAATAATTGGACTATAAAATAGTCAACTATTATTTATAAAATTACAGCTTTTTAAGAAAGTTCTCAAACACAATAGCATTTTTCTCTGCTCTTGCGATTCGTTCTTTACTCTCAACCTGTACTTTTAATTCTTTAACCTCTGCTTCTTTCAAAATCCCATTATTCCAAATCCATTCTTTGCCTTCCATTATGCCTTCTACAAAAGCGTCTGGAGCAGATGGATCAGCAACTATATCAGCTGCTGTCGCAAGGTAAAAATCGTTGTTAACTACATTGGCACCTTGACTATTTGATAGTGTGCCCATACCTCGGGAAGAAACGCCTAATCTTGCACCTTCATCTATAAGTGACTTCACAATTTTTCCATATGGTGTGTCTAGGACTCTTGCTTCTCCGATAAAATTATTGCCTTCTGGATACAGAGCTTTAATCATATGACTAACTCTTTCTAGGTTGACGGTGGGACCGTCTGGATGACCTAGTTCGCCAAATGCTCTGTTTTTATTGATAAATTCTCTGTTGTATCTAACAACTTCTCTTTGAAGAATCTCTTTTGGATACATTCTGCCATTTTTATTTTTGATGTCAGATTGCATAAAGATACCTTTGATGGCATAATTTTTTTTGCCATTAGTTTCTTCTACAATGTATTCCGCTTGTTCTATTTCTTCGGTAATTAGCTTCATAAGTATCTATCTCTTAATTTCTCTACTAATATTTATACAAATTATTATCTAAACTCGGCAATAATCGTGTAATTATCACCATTTGCAAAATTTTTTGTAGATAGTAAAACATCACCTGTTGGTGTTGATGAGTTATTTGTTATCTCATTACCATCTGCTCTTAAATCCCAAAAACCGTGACCAGACAATAAAACTGCGGTAGCGTTTGTTGCACCATCCCATATTAGTTCTACTGCTGATTTACTATCAGAGGTGTTAACAGACCAATATAACTTTGATATTTTTCTATTACCATCTTCAGTCATAAAAGTTAATTCAGAAGCGTCAACTTTTTTGACTAGAGTCTCGCCTGTACCATCAGAGAAGTTTGTAAGTTTAGTTGTAAACTTCACACCTGAAGTATCTGCGATTGTTAAGCTTGAAACTGTATCAGCCATTTGTAAATCCTTTTTCTTTTCTAAATTCTACTACTATATTATATGTTGACACCGTACTATCAGATGACACAAGCACGTCACCTGTCGGATTGACAAGTGTTATGCCTGTGTCTTCTTGTTTAATTCGTGGTTCGTTTTTCTTCAAACCGTAATTACCACGCCCACTAAATTGTGTAGCAGCTTGTTCATCTGTCTCAGCGTCAAAGAAAAAAGTTAAATTTCCCGAACCGAGTATCTCGTAATACAAGTGTGCAATTGACAAGTTAGGACTTGACGTTGCGCCTGATAATATACTTGCGTCTAATAATGTTTGTTTTGTTTCACCACCTAAACCATTTGCTTTAACAATAACTTTTTTATTATCATCAGCTAATGTTTCAGTAATGATCGCCATTATTAACTATAATTAAAATTGTCTTTTACTACTTCAATTACAACATAACCACTTGCACTTACCGTTGTGATTGAAATATCACCATCGGTTGCATGTGTAGCAGCACCTGCTGAATTCACAATTGTACCTGCGTTATAAACATCACTACCTGATAGTGATATTGCTTTCTCTGCTGTTGCACCATTTTTTATAAATGATAATGTAGCGTAACCTGTAAGCGCAAATTTTAGACCTCTAATTTTTAACTGCCCACCATTTTGGTGTGCGTCTAATCCAGAAGCGTCAATTACGGTTGTGGTAGCGCTGTCATTTGTAAATTCCACTAATACTTTTGCAAAACCTCTAGTATCTGATAGAGTTCTTGTTGATATTGCCATATGCTATTCCCTTTACCTTTATCTTCTTAAAATTGTTAATGTTTCTTTGTCAAAGTATTTCATTAAATCGTTCACTTTAACATTATACATTTTAGAGGCCGCTTTGACATTCTTCTCAAAGTCAGCGATTACATCTGCTGATTTATCAGCAGCTCTAAAAACCATATCTACAGCTTTTTTCATCTTAGGCGATAACTTATTATATTGCCTAGTTCGCTTGTAGTCGTTGCCGTCAGTAATTATTTCTTCTCTAAATTTACTGAGAGTCTTGGTCATTACTTGGCACCTCTTCAGCAGGAGTTTCCTCTGCTGGTTGTTCTATGTTTTCACCTGTAAAAGGATCAGCCTCAGGTGGTTGAACACCTTGTTGACCTGTAAACATAGATTTAGCCACTTCAGTTTTAGCGTCATCTAAAGAAGCTGCAATCTTATCTGACATTGTGTCATTAAAGTTTTTTTGTGCTTCTGTATTATCGCCTTTGCCCAAGTTATCTACGAAATTTTTTAAATTTTCTTTACTCATCTTTTATTTCCTTTTTTTCACTTGATTGTTCAGGTTCTACAGCTTGTTCTTCCTGTATCTCATCATCAATCATTTTTTGTTCTAATTCATTTTGTTTTAAAATTTTTGTTCTTACATATTGATGACTATAATACTTACCAACATATTGTTCTAAATCTCTAGCAAGACCAACTCTTTCTCTCATCATCTCACTATGTTTTAGTTCAGCAAAGTATCCATCTTGTAAGTAAGTGTATGTAATATCATTTTGCATATTGTCCCATTCTTCAGGAGCAATAACACCTTTTAAAACAAGTTGTGTTTTTAATAGATCATGGAATAACATACAGAATTTTTTTCTTAATCTGCCTACAAATTTAGTAAACTTAACTTCATCTCTACTAATTTCAGCTGCACGACCAAGGTTAAATCCTGATCCACTTTCTAATCTACTAATAGGTACGTTTAGAGAACGATATAGTTTTCTTTGGAAGTATTCTATATCTTGTATCTCACCTAGGTTTTGACCACCAGGTAAAGTTGTAATTTCAGTTCCTCTTCCACCTTCTCTACGAGGTAACCAAAAGTCTTCTAACATACTCATATAGTTTCTGTCATCTCTTACTTCACCTGTACTTGCGTCATATACAAGTTTATTTCTATATCTAGCCATAACATCTCTTAAATATTGTTCAGCCTTAATCTTAGGTAAATTACCTACATCAATATAGAATATTCTTCTCTCAGGTGCCCTAGCAATTCTGTATATTACAACAGCGTCTTCAATCATTCTTAACTGATTAACAGGTTTAATTGCTTTGTGTAAATAAGATAAAACTAAATTATGTGTCTGATCTATAAGACCAGAAGGGCAATATGCGATTGCGTCTGTAGCAATCTTTAATCCACCTACGTTTGAAGCTGCTGTAGGATGTATTCCCTTTTCATTATACATAAAGTATTCCTGAAATTTATCAGAGAAAGAGAAAGAGCCTGGCACGCCATCTACTCTTTGTTTTCTAACTTCTCTTATCTTCTTAATCTTTCTAGGATCAATATATCTTAATTCTGTTATCCCTAATCTTGGTGAATCTTTATCTATAATCTTATGATAATAAACTCTACCATCAACATACCATCTTCTAAAGATGTCATGTCCTTTTATATCAAAACTTAATAGTTTAAGTACCTCACCAAATGACTCTCTCATTTTTCTTTTGATTGAATCACTATAATTTACTCTACTTAAATCTAGTTGTACTGATTGTTGATTTTCATTAGAGACTATTGCTTCTGAAACAATATCCTCTATTGCAAGGTCACACTCGGGATGTAGTGCCACCTCTCTATATCTTCTTATTAAGTCTAGTTCGTTTCTAGCATTTGTATCGAACCCACCGTAAGACGCAAAGAACCCACCAGCAGGGACGGTTTGTGTTCCGTCCTCTGCTTGTGGAGGTACTATGTTTTGTCTTGGATCGGTTGACTTAGCGCCTAGACGCTCT